TTGTTAGGTTTTGTTAAAGGCCTTGGAAACAATTTGTCATTGATACCACAATTATTTACCTCATCATTAGTGTCTATGGCAAATAAAGGTTCATTAAAAATGGGTATAAAAACGGGGGCAGGAGGAGGGGCTCTAGGGCTTGGAGTAGGAGGAATTGGGGCAATTCCAGGAGCAATCGCAGGAGCAATAGGGGGATTGGGCGGATCGCTTGAAACAGCTTTATCATTTACAGAATTTCTCCAAGAAGAGCTTGACGAAAAAGGATTAGAATTTAATAACGACGGAATAAGAAAAGTGTTAGAAGATGCTGATGCTATGGAGCGTATAAGATATAGGTCGGCGGGAAGAGGTATAGCAATAGGAGCAATCGAAGCATTGTCAGGAGGGTTAGCCTCAAAGCTAGCTACCAAGGTTGCGCGTAAAACAGGGAGTAAATTAAAAGGTGCTGCAGCAGGTATTGGAACAGAGGCTGTAGGTGGAGGAACTGGTGAAGTAGCAGGGCGTACAGTAGCAGGACAAGAAATGGATGTGGCAGACATAGGATTTGAAACTGTAGTAGGAACAGCAACAGCTCCTTTGACAGTAGGGTATGGTATTTATAAAGCTAATCAAGCGCCTTTTTATAGATTAAATGGAGAAATAAAAACACGTGAAGAAGTACAAGAATTTTTAGAAAATGCTCCTGCTGAATCTATAGAAGGAGCAGAGCTTACCATTAAAAATGATAATCAATTATCTGGTTTGCAAGAAGAAAAAATAAAAGAAATTACGATTCAAAAACAAGTAGAAAATGAAGCGAGCCCCAACATGTCTGAGGAGGATAAACAAACCATTATTGAGTTAGAAAAAGAAAAAGAAAAAATAGGGCCTAACCCATTACGTTTAGGAGAGCAACGAATAATAGAGATAAATGAACAGATAGATCTTATTAATAAAAAATACCCTATCTTACAAGAAGAAAAAGAAATTACAGAAACAGAAAAAACAGAAACAGATGCCATTCAAGAGCAAAGCCCAGATGACGTGGATGCGACTGAACAAACCGTCGATGTATCGGAAGTGGAGGAAGGAACACCCGAATCAGAAACTGAAATCATTGCCGAAACGGTCACGGAAGAAGTAGAGAAAGAACCTACTGAGCCAACCAAAGAGCCTAGTGAGCCTACAGGCTTAGGAACTCCCGAAACAGACGCTAACGTTCCCAATCAACTAGTAAACGAAGGGGGATTAATATCTAACTCTATTAATAAGGTTAACACTATCTTAGATTATTTTAAAGAAAAGAAAAAAAACGTTACGTCCCGTGAGACATTTGATAACATCAAAGAAAAATATTATGATAAATATACTCGAATACGAGATATTCAAAAAGGAATAGAAAAAAAGAAAGGCGCATTCGTAAAAGACGAACAAAACTTTAGCGATGCAGAAAAAGTTTTATATGGAAAAACTAGAAATTTATTAGATACATTAGATGTTAAATTAAACGACATACTTAATCGCGCTAACAAAAACAATCTCAATACCAATCAAATAAGTAACTACTTATATGCTAAACACGCAGAAGAAAGAAATAAATTTATTAAAGAAAACCGAGATGCGACTAACGAAGCAGGCTCAGGAATGACTAATGAACAAGCTCAAGAAACTTTAAATACTTTTACTCCACAAGAAACTAAACAACTAGAAAAAGTTAGTAAAGAAATATATGCCCTGTTAAATCAAGACCTAAAAGAAGCTTATGATAACGGTTTAATAAGCAAAACTGCTTATGAAAATTTAAAAAACAACCCATACAACAACTATGTTCCTCTTACCAATTACAATCTTGAAAACGTTGACGCTGATTTTCAAGGAGGAGGAGGATTAGGTGAAGGGGGAAAAAGACTTTCTCCTATTGGAAAAACATATCAACCAGCAAAGGGGAGAACAAGTTTAGCGGGAGATGTGTTGGCTAATATTTTTCAAAGAAGAACCGCTTCCATTATACGAGCACAAAAAAACTTGACCCTTCAAAAACTTTTAAACTTAGTAGAAAAAAATCCTGACCCCGACCAATATGAAGTATTTTCGGAAGACACCCCAGGTATTACAAAATCTTTAGATAAAGAAGGAAGAGTAATATATAGAGATAAAAGCGGTTTCGAAATGAGTAAAGATTATGTGAGGGTGTTGAGAGACGGAAAAGATTATTTTATTAATTTTAAAGCTCCTGAGTTAAATGAAATTTTTAACAATTCAAACCCAACTAAAGCTAATATTTTTACAAACGTCTTACAAGCTGTAAATAGTGTTTTACGTCCTGTATTAACTACTTTAAACCCTGAGTTTATAATTACCAACTACATTCGTGATTTACAAACGGGGGTAATGAATGCGTTAGGAGAAAGCGGTATAGAAATAAAAAACTCAGCTAAATTTGTAAAAGATGTTGCTACATTATCAGCCACCAAAGCCTTGCCTGTAATTACTCAATATGAACTAGGAAAATATACCACCCCAAAGGGTAATTTAAAAAGTGATGCTGTATTAAGAGATGAAAGAAACAGTAAAGATAAAATTGAAATAATTAAATATTATGATGAGTTTGTAAAACAAGGAGGAAAGACAGGGTATTTTTATATGAAAGACATTAAAGATATCCAAAAAGATATAAACGCTTATAATAAAAAGGGAGTGTTTGGGCCGCTAAGCGATGCTAAAAAATGGTTTACTAAATGGGTAGATACATTAAATGCTGCAGCAGAAAACTCTACAAGATTAGCAGCTTATGTAATAGCTCGAAAGCAAGGGATAAGTAAACAAAAAGCAGCAGCAATCGGAAAAGATTTAACTATAAACTTTAATCAGTCAGGAACATCCTCAGATTTAAATAATTGGTTTTTATTTTTTAATGCTTCAGTACAAGGAACAGCACGGCTTGCAAAAGCGCTAGGCACTAAACGAAAAGTTAAAGACCCCAAAACAGGTAAAATAATAAAAGAATATAATCCTGCTCAAAAAGCTATGTTCGGTATTATAACTTTAGGCGCGTTATCTGCTTGGGCTAATCGAGCCGCGTCAGATGAAGATGAAGATGGTATTTCTTATTATGATAAAATCCCTGACTATGAAAAAGAAAGAAATATTATTATAATGAAGGATAATGGAAAAGATTATCTTAAAGTTCCTTTACCCTATGGTTATAATATTTTTTATAACATAGGAAACTCCATACAAGATTTAGGCTCACAAAACAAAAGTCTTGCGGAGACTTTAGGGTTTATATCTCGATCTTTTATGGGCTCGTTTTCTCCTATTAATTTTTCAGATAGCCCCGACGTAACCAATCAGTTAATAAAAACTGTTCTTCCAACCGCCCTTAAACCTATTGGAAACTTAGCATTAAATGAAAATTATTTCGGCTCAACTATTTACAATGAAAATTTTCCTTTAGGCACACCTACACCTGACGCTGAACGAGGAAGAAGAAGCACTCCTGAATTATTTAAGGTTGTATCAAAATGGCTTAACACTAAAACGGGAGGAACAAAATATAGATCAGGAGAAATAGATGTTGCTCCTGAATCATTAGAGTATTTGGTTGAGTCCTATGTAGGACAACCTTATAAATTTGGTGAAAGAACCGTTAGGTTAATAGATAAATTAGCGACAGGACAAAAAGAGGATATTGAATATAGAGAAATGCCTATTGTGCGTAGATTTGCAGGAAGCGTAAGTAGATATCAAGATATCACGGATTACTATGATAGAAAAACATATTTATCTCAGTTAAGCAAAGAGCTAGAGGGAATAAAAAGAGGAGAACTAGACGCTCAAGAAGAGCTTCGTGCATACGGAGCAGCAGAGGCATTATTAAAATTATCGAAACGTATTGATAAAAAATTAAAAGAAATACGTGAGACAAAAAAGAAGGTAGAAGTAGTTAAAGATGAATCCAAAAAATCTTCGTATCTTCGTAAGTTGGAAGAGAGGGAAGATAAGTTGTATGATGCTTTTAATAAAGCATATCTTAAATTTTTTGAAAGACACAACAACCAGTTTAAAAAGCTAACTAAATAACAACATTATGTGGAATATTTTTAAAGATGACAACGTCATCAATGAGAAAGCCGTAGTCGGTTTTCTATCATTTTTTATTATGGTAGTATTTGCTATCTTTGATTTGGTCACAGGTATGGTGTATCACACTGACCTAGTTATTAACGAGATAATCTATAACTCATTTGTTATAGTAACACTCGGTTCGTTTGGAGTATCAGGAGTTGAAAAATTTGCGAAGAAATGAACGAATGTGACTGCGAAATAAATGGTCTCCCGTGTTTATGCTCAAGTATAAACACGGCTGATCGTACTAAATTTGAAGAACAAGACCCGTCATGTAATATTGACGATGAAGAATGTTTAAGTTGTGGTAGTTAATGTATGTATAGTTTAGAACAAATACGAGAAGCTGTCTTATCCAAAGGATATGTTTGGTTTACCGATAAACATAACAAAGGATATGATGTGAATATCGTAGGTGTGAGAAACTCAGAAACGCTATCTAAAGTCACCAATCGTTTTGATGACAAACTTACTATCTCATACAAAGATAGTGCGGGAGAATGGATTTATGAGTGTTTTAAGTGTACTACAGACCCAGGCACGCATTGGGTGGATAATTTAATCAATCCAGATGGGGTAGCAATCCTAAAACCAGGGCAGTACAGAGGCTCTCATAAGATACGTTTACACGCAGGCAAATATGAAGCCTTGTGTCAACAGAAACCATTGAAAGTTTACCGAGATAATAATAAAGATGAGGTGTATGACATGATAGAAGATAATGTCGCTGAAGGAATCTATGGCATTAACATTCATCGTGCTACCGCTAGACCTCATCACACATCCACACAAGTTGATAAATGGTCGGCTGGATGTCAGGTAATTGGCGCGTACGATGATTTTGAAAAGTTTATGAAGATTTGTAGAGAGGCGAGAAAGATATGGGGTAATTCATTTACTTATACGTTAATAGAATCAAAAGATATATGTTAACATTTTTATTAGGAGCGATAGTTATAGCGATTATTTTTGCTTATTTAACTTCCGACGACTTTTAAAAAAGACTTAAAACTAATATCCAAAACAAAATATTAAGAATAAATATTCCTATCCAATTTAATACCTCTTCTTTATTTTTCATTCTATAATATTAGGTATTTTTTTTATCTTTTTAAATAGTCCGTGCATGGTAGGGTGTATATATAACTCAAACATATCGGGGTTATCGTTATATAACTGTGTCCAAATAGACTGATCGTCGTCTATAATACCCATTGCATAATATTGTTTTAATTTATTTTCATAAATTTTTTCTATAGGATAAACTATATCGTTAGGAATTAAATAACTTCCACCTGTTATATATTCATGAGGAAAGTGTAATAAGTCTGTTACAGTTAAAAAATCAGGTATAGGATTTTTACTGTGTACGCTGATTTTTTTTACATCTAAACTATACACATCAACATCTTTGGGTAAATCAATATTCCACATTAAATAATAAGCAAAATCAATCCACCCATAATATCTATAATCAGGTTTACGAGATTTTACATCGGCAAGAAAATTAACTTTACTGTGGTTTACTAAAGTATAATCAGCGTGAAGCTTAGGGCTGTATTGTATATGTCTAGGTAAAGTATTTAAAAACGACTTGTCTTTACTTATCGCTTCTTCTTGCTCAAAATATTTATCAAAAAAAGTTTCTACATTATCCCAGGTGTTGAAATAAATATGAGAAGGAAAAGTATAATCTTGTAAAATCTTTAACACATGAGGCTCAACATAAACCTCTAATTCATACTCAATCTTTTTAGTTAATTCTACAAACCTTTGGATATAGTGTTCTCTAGGAACTATATAGTGTGACCATTTTTCTCTTTGTAAATCTCGATAGGCGGTAACAAATACAATATCTTTCATTATAGCTCCATAAGACAGTTAAAAGCTGTGTGCCCTCCAAACACAACTCCACATCCTACGGCTTGTTTTTTAAAATTCTTAGCATACGCTGCGGCGTAAGCTGTTGTATCTATCCCCGACCCCACTTGCATTCCAAAGACTTTAAACTTTCTTCCTACTACCCATTCTACATAAGCTTGTGTATGGATATGTCCTTGAACGGTAGACATCATATCATTTTTGCATCGTGTTCGCGCTGTTCCTCCTTCACCGTGCACGTATTGCACACCATCGTAAACCACACGATCTTCCCATGTCCAATTCGTTCCTAAGACTTCGTTGTAATCTTTTATCCATTCTTTAGGAATAGCTGAGGTAAATGCTTTACGCATTATCATTCTATCATGGTTTCCAATAATTACATCTGCTTTTGGAAAAGAGTTCTTCCATTTTTCTACATCACGAATTGCATAGGCTAGCTCTTCTCCTCCACTAAACCCATCAGGATCAGTTTCATGATAGCTAGCGTAGTGATTGTCAATAATGTCTCCAATAAATATAACTTGATTACAGTTGTATTTAGCATATACGTCTAAACAAAACTCATGATATCCTTCGAGTTCAAATGGAGCATGAATGTCTCCTATGATAAGTATACGGCGTTCTTTTTTATTTAAATTTTCAAAAGCCTTTCTTCGGTTGCCACTAAGGCGAGGTCGAATCTGATCAAATCTCATCTTCTAAAGTTGGTAAAAGTTCGTTACAAAATTTAACTATGTCTTTTAAAGTAAGTTTGAGTGAATCAAATTCTCTGTCCACTAATTGCTCATAGACGTCATCGGTCAAACCATTTAGACGCGACATCTGATTATTAATGTGATTTAGTCTTTCTAAATCGCCGCCAAACTTTTTCATCTACTTTTTCTTTGTATCCAGCTCACGAAGAAACAAGTCTCCTTTAGTTGGATTGAGTTCTTTAATTAATTTATAAAGTACCCTAGATTGGCTATACAGTTTTTGTTTTTCTAATTTTGTAGAATCTACCCCTGAGTTTGCGTAAAGACTCGCGTCTATTCGCAGCAGTTCTGAAATCTTTTTCGGAGCTGACCACGAAGAGAAGTTCATTATTTTATCTTTATCCTCGTAGGTATACATCTTAAAAATTTTTGTAAGTGGTATATAAGACGCTCAGCTTATAAATCTATAGAAAGTTTAAATTAAAAAAAAGAAAAAATAAAATTAATTTAAAATAGGATCAGAACCTATACGGTGAGGGTTCACTAAATTTAACCCTAGATTTATTAAATCTAAATACTCATCGACGTGAGTTTGAGTAATGTTGGTAAGGACAATAATACCGTTATCTTCTTTCAATAATTCTACAACAAAAAAGGTAGGTTCGTTTTCAGGATAATGCACTACACCTCCATATACTTGAGTGCTTTCGTTGTTTATAGGTATGTTATAAAGATTTTGTTCAAGCAATTTAGCAATCTGTAACCCTACTACAAAATCAAATTTTTTAAGGTTTTTGATAAATACTTTTTCAACATCATAATCATTAACCAGTGTGTACCTCTGTTTTAAATCCATAATTTTCTAATTCTTCTAAACGATACTTTTGTAATTCAGACAATTTCCCATTAGGTTTTTTTACTTCACAAAACAATACCTTTGCTTTAGGAGATAAAGCTAAAAGATCAGGGATGCCATTCTTGTTTGTTTGAATTAATTTTAAAACATAATATCCTTTGTCTTCTAATTCTTTTATTTTTTTACTCTGTATTTGTTGTTCTGTCATTATAGTATTTACAAAGTTATATAATTTTATTTTTTTTAAATTAAAAAAAAGAGCAACTAATTTGTTGCTCTTTAAAAAGTTGTTATCTGGCGTAACTTTTTATTTTACATAATATGAATTAGCACACCATGCTCCACAATTCCAAACATCTCTATGTTCTCCGTTAACAACAGCAGTCAAATGTTGGCTTGTGAGAAATATATAAGATTTATTATAATCTACTAACACATCTTTCATTCTTCTTTTTCTTAGGTATTCGTCATCTGTTGCTTCATCATGTTCTACATTATATTGAGGTTTTTGTTTAACAAAACCTAATTCCTCTAAATAAGGCTCATATACTTTTTGAGTATTAGGAAGACGACCTAAAGCTAGACCTCTTTCAAATAGGTCAGTCATAACCTTTTTATAATCTAAACCACTTGCAATAGAAATTGCTCTTATTACACAATCACCTACTTTGTGTTTTTTTGTAGTTAAAGGAAAATATTTATATCTTCCTCCGCTATCTTTTATAAATCCTTTTAATTGTTTATTCATAGTTTTTATTTTTAATTAGTTAATTTAAATTTCGAACAAAATTGTTCGTAATACAAAGATAAGTAAAATAAACGAGAATTGCAAATGTTATGAACAAAGCATAAACAAGGGGGTTTTTTATTTTTTAAAATTTTTTTATTTTTTTTAAATTTTATTTAGATTACCTGAGTAACGGATATATCGGTGAGAAGAAATTTGATAAGCAAAAGGTATGTTTGGAAGCATGGCTAATTAAGTTTCTTCCTCCTATATATTAAAGAGATAAAATATTTCTTTTAAAATGATTTAAAGTATAGTCTTTCTTTTTAATAACTGTTTTATAAATATCTTTTTCTATTCCACCTCTACTAAATACCCAGTAAATTTTATTATACAACCTATCTTTGGTTGTCATTCTATCTCGAGACTGCCAATAACTCGTGGCGCTAAAATCAATATTATAATACACCAATGCTGTGGCTTCTTTTAAACTTATTCCTTCTCGTCCACTTAATATTTGTAAGGCTATAGACTTGTTGGTTTCTTGAAATTCTTTTAGTTCTGTAGTAAGTTGATCTTTATATATTTCTTTTAAAGCTTTTAACTCTGCTTTAAATTTATAAAAGATACCAATTTTTGTTCCTTTAAATTTATTATATATAAACTCAGCTTTTTTATGATCAGTAACTTGTGAGTTTCCGCTCTCAAACTTTACTGTTCCTGAAAATAACTGGTGAAGTTTACTCATTAATTTAACTGGAGTGTCTCCTAAGATAACCTCTTTCTCTCCTTGTATCACTCTGGTTTTTTTTAAACGCTTGGTGATATCATAAGTAATATCATTCATCATTACCTCTAAAACCTCTTCATTAGTTTGTACTTGAAACCCTGATGCTTTTTGTGTATGGCTTATCATATAAGGTTGCATGGCATCTAAAATGGTTTGTTTTCCTGAAGTATAATCGTTGTAGATACGGCTGTTAATTTTTTTCATTTTTATGTTTACATACTGGTGAGCAAACTTATAAAACGTTTTATGTGAAGCGAAAGGATTAGAAGGAATGCCGTATACCTGATGATACATTTGGCTATAACTTTCAGGGGTAGGTGTGCCTGATAACAATATCACATACGGATTGTTTTTTTGAACTAAAGTTTTTATTTGCTTAGCCCTTAAACTAGGCTTAGGAAAAGCACCTAATCCATGTGCTTCATCACATATAATTACATCCCATCCACCCACACAAACTTTATGAAGGCTTTCGTAATTAATAACTTTAAAATCAAAGTCAGGATTCAGTTGATAGTAATCACTTTCAATAGACAACATGGCTTTTTTCTTTGTAACAAACAACACGCTGTCTACTCCTAATTTTTTACATATACCTAATGCGGTTAATGTTTTTCCTGTCCTTACTTCCATAGACAAATAAACAAATTTATGTTTGTTTAAAATATCTATTCCTTTTTCTATTATATCTTCTTGATACGACCTAAATGTAATCATAATTCAATTTTTTAATCCCATACATGCGTTCTAAGCAACGAACTCGAGTCAAGTGATACCTAAGTACCCCTAGAAATCAAGCTCCCCCATTTCTTCAATTTCATGTTTATTTCTAAATCTTATCCATCTTCCTGACATATCTCTTCCTTCCTCTGGAGTAATACCTGTTTTATAAACACCATAAGAAACAAGCCATTTATAAAAACGAGTACGTGAAATAGTCATCTTAGATTTAGGAGCAAAATCAGGGTTCTCTTCTATGAACTCCATATATAAATCTTGCTTATAAATTTTTTCTCCAACAACTAACTTTTCGTTAGGAGGATTCCCTTGTACTAAACCGCACCACTCAATAAACTCATGGCAAGTTTCGGCTGACAGTTGTCTTATTTCAAGATTAATAAACTTACTTTTAATTAATCCAGTATGTAAATAATTTTGCAGATTACCTAACATATAATTATCAAACTTACCCCACTCGTCATCATCCCAATCCCCAAATAATAATCTTCTGAAATCCATCAAAGGTGTAAATTGTGAGTTATAATATTGAGACAATTCCAATTCCCACTTTCTTCTTTCAAACGACCCTCCCTTTCCTTTAATCGCATAGTTGGTAGTGATAGCAACCTTCGGTGATTTACTAAAAGGAATTTTTATAGCATCTTTATTTTTTTTCTCTAAAGTCAATCCTTCTGTAACCACACTAAACAATCTTTCAAAATCAAAATGTTTTCTGACGTCATCAAAACAAAGTATTTGTGTGTCAGCAGAAACAAGTTGATAAGCAAACGTTCTTTCAAAATGAAATCCCTTTCCATCTATTATAACTAATTTTTTCATTTGTGCTATCGCATTCATAAACACACCCTTCCCTGTACCTCCTTCAGGGTTATCTGATATCACCTCATCATTTAATATTACTGCTGGACAAAAAGATAAATTTTTATATCCGTGCATAAGATAACCTATGGTGCTTTCCATAGCTTTGATTCTTTCCTGATCTGCTCCACAAATATTACTTATAAACTGCATGTAGTCACATTTTTTATCTGACATAACAGTAAAATTTCTATCTATCACATGATCTTTCCACACATAACCCCCTAAATCTATGTAATCAATGGTAGTAATTTCTTTTGGAGTTACTTTTACTGCACAGTTTTTAAAATATAAATACGCACTACTCTTACTGTCTGCAATAAAATACACATCAATAGAAGAAAGAAGACTCAAAAACTCCTCTCTAAAATATCTAGTACGTTCAGCAAAAAAATTATAAACCGATATATCATCTAAGTTTAACAAGTGATTTAAAACAAAATCTTTTATTTCTTTTTCAGACGTGTGGTCAATTAAATAATTTGTTACTCTTACAAACACGTAAGCCTTAGTGCCTTCAGGACAATATTTATAAAAGCCATGATCTTCTAAAAATTGTTTGAAAGAAATATGAATTAAACTTATAACCCCTTTTTCATTTTTACTCCAGAATTTTTTACTGCTCTCGTCCTCATCTAGTTTATTAATCACTGAGTCCAGAACTACGTCCTCAATCTTGGACTCTTCAAATTGAGAACGTATTTCCTTTTTTGAGACACCCCTTCGTAATTTCTGTTTGATTTGATTAACCCTGTCTTCATCTTCATAATATTTACTACCAAATTTTTGTGTGTTGGAGTAAGCAGACTTGATGGTGTTTTTAATTTCACTTAAAGGAAAAGATTTGCTAGCGAAATCTCCCATAATATATTCAGCTAAACTTTGGTTTACTCCAAAGTCATTGAAGGCAGAGGCTAATACATAAACATTATTATTTCTTTCGCCATTTTTTAATCCATACTTTTTATGCCACCATCTTAAAAGTATTTCAACAATTTTATTTTCATCTGTTATAGGGATGGTGACTTTGTCTTTAAACTTATCTTTTTCTGCGTATTCTTCTTCTTCTATTTTCTCCCATACACTAGAGGTGCGATTGATAACAAGCAAAGGATCATAAGACTCATAACAAACACGGCTTACGTTCTTACACGTTGAATCAAAATGTGGAGATTTAAAATAAGTTTTAAGAGAATTAAAATAGCTTCTGTGATTTTCAACTTCACTTGGTATTTTTACTATTGCTTTCAAGCCTTTGCCTGAAGGAGAAATAAATACACAATAAACATATTTGTTTTTACTAAGCCGTTCTTTTTCTGCTAGCATTTCCTTGCTAGTTCTATACCCATCAAAGTCTAAACATATCAAGCCGCTATGTTCCTCTAAAGCATTGTCGTTTCGTTTAGTAAATTTTCCTGAGAAACAAATCGAAGGTAAAGATTGTTTGAGAGTATTTTGTGTTGTCTTGTCTTTTTCTAATCGTATTTGTTTAATTAAATCTTTTGATGCCCCTGTTTTTATACGTTCTAAAATTATATTTACGTCTCTATAAAAAGGTGTCTCGGTTTCTTTAATATCCTTAAATATAGTAATGACGTGTTTAGTCATGGGGATTGTATTTAATTTTTAGTTTTTCTTCTCTCGTTATTTTTTTTCCAAAAAAAAGCAATCAATATGGTTGAGGTCAGTAAAGACGACAACACGATAATAATTTTAGATAAGTAAGTTAATTTCATTTAATTTAAAAATGAGACAAAGAGGGAAGTGTGGGCAAATAGATTACTATTATCTCCCCTCCTGTCTTATTCACACTACAATAATTTAAAAGGGTAAATCTTTTTTATCTGGATCAACTGGTTTTGGTTGAGTTGCCTCTTGTTTTTTTGGAACAAAAGTATCAAGCTCAACATAATACTTACCTCCCTTTGATACATTGATATTTAAATTACACCACCCGTTTTTGTGATTTGTTTTAAGAAATGCAATAGCCTCTTCACATTTAACTGCAAGAGAACCCACCACCCAATCAGGAGCATTCTCATTTCTTTTAAAAATAAACCCATCTGCAAATATTTTTTCATCTGCCATAATATAAAAATTTAATAGTTAAACAAAATTATACTTTACTTTTTTGTTGCAAAGCAGAATCATATTTTTTTATCCCCTCATTTATTTCTGTTATCGCTTCATTAATATGTTTCTTTCCCTCTACAAAAAATCTTTTTGTTTTTAATAGATAAAGCCTTGCGTCTTCTTTATCAAAATCCTCTTGTCCATATCTGTATTGATTAAACAAGTTCTTATACATTGTGTTTAAGGATTCTTCAATAGCATAGCTAAGTAATCCTTTTTCATATTTGTTATTCATAATTGTTCTTGTATATAATAATTTAACACATCTTCGTTTGATGAACCCCCGTAAAACCTATTATACATTTCAATAGCTTTCTCTACCTTCTCTTCCCCTTCAGCTATAAATTTTTGTGAAGGTTCAAATATTCCTAAATTGTAATTCGTTTTGTCTATTACATAAAAAACTAAAGGCTTGTCAAATAGTGTCTGGTATATATAACATTGACTATCATAGTTATATTTTCTAGCACTCCACTTAAAATCTTTTATGTTAGAAGTTGTTTTTAGGTCAATAATAAAATCTACTCCCACAACATCTGCCTTACCTTTCCACAAAGTGTCTTTCACATAACCTACTTTTGCTACCTCAAATCTGTTAAGGGTAGCATATATGTTATCATAAAAAGTAATGTTTTGTTTGATAGCATTAGCCATTTGTTTTACCTCATCGGCTTCTTTACATAACAAAAGCACTTCTTTTTTTTCTCTCTCCAAAGCTTCTTTGTATATCTTTGAGTTACGAGAAACTGTATCGATACACACAAATTGTGATGCTTTTTCAGGTTCTAATAATAAAGTATGAAAAAACCTGCCCAACAAAAAATTCTTATTGTCTTCTTGGGGCTTTCTAAAATTTTTAGGATCGTTAAGCAATACACTTATATCGCTATTGGATAAGTATTCTTGTCCTTTTTTACCATAATAATTTTTGTCATCTTGTAAAGAGTTGCTTATGGTTTTTAAATCAATAGTTACAATAGGATCAGGCATACTTAGATAATTGTTTTTTTACATCTTCAGATAAAATATATTTTGTCTGAAGGTTAGTTAAGATTCTATCCATTCCTAAAGTATCTTTGTTTTCAGCTATATACTTTAAAACCTTTTGCATGTTCTCATCATCTACTAAGAGTTTTATTTTTTTATTAGCAAACGTTGAAGGTTTTGTAGGTGTTGAAGGTAAATCTTCTCCTGACCATAACGACAAACCTAAACCAAACATAGCTATTGCTTTTGCTGTTGATCTTTGTATTGCTTTGTTCACATCAAAAGAAGTAATTTTATCGACAGGTATTGAGTTGTTTCTGTAATCCATTACTGGCAACATATCAATATGCTCTAACCCTTCTACTTCTATTCCTACTTTCACATAAGCTGTTTGTCCATCTGTAAAATAATTTAACCCAGTTGTTTCGCTTTCATATACTATCCTTTGGGCAGAAGGAAATTTTTGTTTTAACATTAGCCAGGCATTTGACCATGATAAATAATCTAAATTCCCCTTACGTTCTATTTTGTTTTTTACTGATATTTTTGACAGAATATCAAAAACTGATTGTTGTTTTTCGCTCATAATATTTAATTTAATTATTCTTAAATTCTCTTAACAGTTTTGAATACGTACTCATGATACGTTGTCTTGCTGTCTTGAGAGTTTGAAAATATTTTGTATTTTTTCTGTGGTTTACTTCTTCTTTTGTTTTTTTCTCCACCTTATCTAACTGCCTTTTCGCATTTTCTACTGCCACCTCATACACTCCTCGTTGCCACCCTTTGCTTAAAAAGATTTCATATTCTTCTAAGCTTAATTCTTTGTAATACATTCCACCTAACGTCATGTTGGATATTCTATAATCATCCTTACATCTTTCCATTTGTATTCCCTTTCTCATAATCCATTTACAGTTTGCCGTCCCCCCTCGAAATACTTTAGGATCTTTTATTCCTTGTTGCCATATTTCTTTTATATCGTATTTCATTTATACTGGTTGTTTGTGATTCTTTACTTCGTTTTCAATTTGATCTACCATCATTGCCCAGTCCTCATCTTCTTTAATCATTTTTTGAGCATGCTTGTATCCATGAATAATTGTTGAATGAGAAAGCTCTAGTCCATTGTCTTTCAAAAACTTTTGAATATAACTTATCCTTATAGGACGCTGAACACATAAATAAAAAAGAATTTGTCTACTATCCACTACATCTCTTGTTTTATTTTTAACAAACATTTCATCTAGCGTTAAGTGAAACTTCTCAGCTACTCTACTTGCATACATATTAAATATATCTTTTTTCATATTTTTTTTATTAAGTGATAAGAAGAGCCTCCATATAATACTATTAACTAAATTAAAATACTTCATGAAAAACCTAAGAGACTCTGTCTTATCGTTATAAACAAATCTAAATTAAACTATAAAGTATTGTTTGCAATATTAATTTATTTTTAATTTCTATCCAAATTTTGTTCATTATTTTTTTGTTTTCTTTGCTTTATTTACGTGAATCCCCTTGCTTTCTGCATACTGAAGGGTTAATTCTTTTCTCAACTCTCTTATATAATGCTTGTTGGCATGAGGTTTTTTTAATTCAGTGGTTATTTTTTTGATCAAGTGAGAAATAGGTATTCGCATAATATTAAATTTAATTTTTCCAGTTTTTTTTAATTATTTTTCTACTCTTCTTAGGAAAAACTTTATAAGAACAAAAGTCGCAAGTTGTATTATAATATAACACTACTCGGCTTTTACAAGTCTTACATAATTTAATCTTAAAAAAAGTTTCTACTAAATATTTAATGAGATTTTTTATCATCTTTAATTCCGTATTGTAGTTTTGTCATTGTTGCAATATCGTGTATTACAAAGTCTAAAATGGTGTTTTTCTTTTTAATTATTAATTTTTGTTTTGGTTTTCTTCTTTTCATTCTGTTTCATCATTTTGTTCTACATAATTATTTTCTGTCCATTTTGCTTCGATTAAATTGTCAATTTCCAAAGCAATTCCTATTTGTTTTAACTGGTTTATTTTTCTGTCCATCTCCATTGAGCCATTGAAAGAGTCCATGATAGAGCAATCGTAAGGAAAATCTTTGGGAGCAAGTACAGAAACGTCTAGTCCTTTTTGTTGTAGTATTTTTTCTATCTCTCCGTAGTCAAAATCTTCTCCTTCTCTTAATTCTTGGTTGTCAATGGTATAAACATAAGTGTCCTTGTGTACTCCTATATCGTAATATTCTAATAAAATTCTTTTAATTTCCATTCTTCATTTAATTTAAGTATTTTAAACTAATAATGCAAATGATTTAAACATTATTTGGGTCATCTTTTAATAATGTTTTTTCTGCTACTGAAAGTTTTGACTTCGGAAAGACTACTGCACGTTTAAGTTTTTTCTTTAACTTTTTGTTCTCTCTTTTAAGTTTATCTTTTTCTTTTTTACCTATTCCATTTCTAAATATTAAAATTAAACTTGGTCTCATCGCACTATTTTTTACTTTTCCTGTATGATCTAAAAATTTTAATCTACCTTTTATAAATCTGATTTCTGCTTTATTATAACAATAATCGTGAAACCATTTTGTGTCAGTATTAGCAAAAGTTAAAAAAACACAAATTTCTGCATTTCCATTTTCTAATTCTTTATGAGCCATTTGTAAAAATCCTTTAACATTACTATAAGGAGGATTTATAAAATTTCTTTTACCCCATTTAACTTCTAATCCATTAAAAGTAGAGTTCAAAGGACAAGGATCAAAATCAAAATTAAATTCTTTATTTAATTTATCATATAGCCATTTAGGAGTTTGCCAGTTATCAGATTTCTTACTTGAAAATAATTTAATTTGCTGAGAGTTCATCGATTATTTTGTTTTTTTAGATAATTTAATTCTTCTATTTCAAATTCATGTATAGCATCCTTAAGTATTTTTTTAAGCTGATACATTTTACCTTCAAACTTCTTTAATTTTTTATATGGACTTTTCATAATTAATTTTTTTGTAAATCATATTTACTTGTACCTTGTGAAAAAACTATCTCAAAGTCAAAGTCTGCAATTATCTCGTAATTAAAGTTGTCATCTTCAACTAGAATTAAGTACTTAAATATATAATCTAACATTATTTCATCATTTTTTTTCACTTTATCTATGCCCTTATAAAAAGAATTATACCCATCTCTTGACTGACTAGATTGATTTACCCATTTTATAAACTCTTTATTCTCTAACATCATTTCCTTTAACTCTTTAAATTCTTTAGCCGATATATACGACATAATAGCATCATTTTGAAAATTATAAAATTGTGGCGACCATAAACTGCTAAATTCTAAATTTAATCCTAATGTATCGTTTAATGCTTTAAGATAATTTCTCGCATAATTTTCATGAGTACCTTTAAAATCTACCTCTTTATAATCTATAGCTGAAAATTCAATTTGATCTTCAATGATAGATGAATGCACACTATCATAAAATCCTCCAAACTCTATTGCAAATTTTATTTTATCCATAATTAATTTAATTTATTTCTGTTATATGTTTATGTGTTGTATCTAATACTTCTATTACATCTTCTTTATAAGAAGAATCTAAGGCACAAGTTATTAACCACTCTAATTCGGAATAAGGAGTAGAGCATTCTTCATTGTACCATTTAACATAGCTTTCTATTTGTTCTGTTCTGTCCTCTTGCCTTTTGCTTAGTTGCTTATGGGCATCGGAATATTTAAATACTTCGCTTATATGTTTCATATCTATTTATTTAATTGTTTAATTTCTTCTAAGGTTGCTATGTAATAGTTACTACTAAAACATTCAGGACATTGAACTCTTTGCCAATCATCAATATCTACTAATTCGTTTTCAAATACTTCACTAGACAAATGCCCACATTTTAAACATATATTTTTCTGTTCCATAGTTATTTATTTTGTAATTCTGTTTCTTTTTCAAATTGTGCATGTCTTTTCCAATAGGAAAAAAAGATTTCAATTTCTTCAATATCTTTTGCAAATTCTTTTTGTTGATTTCTTGCATAAATATTATCTATTATTTCATTTACATGATACTCTACTTTTTTCAAGTCATCAATTAAAAATTGTTGTAGTCTTTTTTCCATAGTTATCGTTTTAAAATTGTTTTACTTTTCTGTCCGTATTTATTTGTGCAGGATTTTATACTAGCACAATTTGTTATTAGCATACTTGCTATTAATAATATTATAATTGTTTTCATAGTTTTAGTGTTTATTTAATTAGTTAATTTCAATTAGTTTTCCGTTTATTTCTTGATATTGAAAATCCTCTTTACACTCCCATTCTGTAAAATAATGTAAGTCAAATAAAAATGATAAAGTTCTTAAATCCTCATCAGTATCTTTGTTTTGCTTTACCTTTTCTATTGCTTTTAAATATTCATCATCATCATCTTCATGCCAATTATCGTAGTAATCAATATCAGTTACATCTTCGGGTATAAGACTTACTATTTGCTTTCTATCTTTTCTAAATTCAGCTAAGGCAACTCTATCATCATCTACGCAATAAAAAACACCATCCCCCCACACATAACCCTTATTCATTCCTTTACCTGTAACATCACATTTTCTGGCAAAGAATTTTGTTTCTTTCTTTTTCATATCTTTTCCATTTTATCAAAGTGTCTAACAATCTCAACTGGCACACTATAAATTGTGTCTGTTTTTTTATCAATCCACTTTTCTGTTTCTGTACAATTCTCACCCCCCTCAAAATATTCTAATCTTTCTATTATTTGTTTATCTGTTTTCATAGTTATTTATTTAATTGTTTAAAATGTAATTTCTTCTTCAGGTAAATTATGATTTTCCCATATTTTACTTTTAACACTTCTAACTTCCCACGTAGTTTCTCTAGTGGAATAGTCATAATGTTTGTGAGTATCAATGTACTTACCTTTAAATTTTGTTAGTAATTGTTCTTTAGTATATCGTTTCATAATTTAATTGTATATAATTATATCATTATCAGTAATCATCCACTCAATATTTGATAATGAATGTCCTAGCTCAACTAGGTAATCTTCATGTTCGTATGTACTTAGACCTCTAACATTGTATTTATAGACTCTACCGTCTAAAAAATCTAATACAAATAAGTATTTCATACCTTTTACTTTTTTAGTTTTCATAGTTTTATTTATTTAATTGTTTAATATTTGTTTAATTTAATAATAATATTTGTTAATTCCTAATTTTATTTATTTAGTTTTAAAATTGTTTGATTTATATTTATTTAAATAGTTTTCCATTTCCTTTATATTCTCAATAGTCTTACATTCCCCATTAACAACATTTTTTGCATAGGTATATCCTACTTCTTTTGCGTCCCAATCATAATAATCGGCTAAATACCACTTATCGCAAAAATGATTTGCGTCCTCATCATTTAAGCTTACAATAGCTTCAATTAAATTTTCTTTTCTTTCTTCTGTTTCCATAGTTGTATAGTTTTATAAGGTTCTAATATTCCTCTATCCATAGTTTCAAATCCTTTGAAAATTACTTTTCCATTATCATAATCTTCATAATATTTATTTAAATCATAAGGAAAGTTTTTGTTTGATGAGCAAGAACAACAAAATCCTAACTCATTTCCTGTTTCCCCAATTACAAAATCATTTTCACACATTATACATATATCTGTTTCCATAGTTATTTATTTAATTTATTATCGTATTTTTTTAATAGTTTCCAAATTTCCTCAATTTGTTTTTCATTGTACCATTCTATAAGCACATTAAATAGTTTATCATAATTTGTTTTCATAGTTATTTATTTAATTGTTTACCAACTTGATTTATAATAATATTCTCCTTTGTCATCTAAATTATCTAATTGTTCTATTGTTTGTTTAAGACTGCCAAAGAAATAATCGTCATAATCGGTAGTTCCAAAAAAGAATCCTTCCTTTGTAGGCATAAGGTCTTTACAAAATTTATCTAATAGGTTTTTGTTTCCCCTTTTATGATTATGTAAAATATGTTTACATAAACTTTTAAGATCTTTTAATTGTGCAAGATCTACATAATATTCCCCACAATCATCATTTCCATTTTGTACGTTTGTAACAAACCAATTATGTATTGCGTTTGCTTTTCTCCAATAACCTGCTTCAAATTCAAGATTTACAATTTTACTTGTATCAATCTTTTTATTACCTATTGTTGCGACTACTTTTGACCTCTTATCCTGAGGTGTATGTTTCCAATTTTTAACATACATTTTTTTTGTTAAATACATATCTAATCCCATAATTTTATTTATTTAATTGTTTAATATTTGTCTAAGACCTAGATTTTTATCTCTAGGTTTCGGATATTAAATCCTTATCAATTAGACTTTAAAATAGTTAGTGTGTTATTTCTCGGACAATTCCATGCACATAGTTTTTTTATACTTGTCGCACTAACTATTATAAGACTTTTTAAAATCCCCATTTAGTAACCATTGTAAACCATAGCAAACCAAATGCAGATATTAAAAATATTATATCTATTATTATTTCCTTTGTGTTTTTCATTGTCTTATTATATTATATTTAAAATGAGAATTATTAAAAAAACTATCTTGCTTTAACAATCTTTCTTTTTTTTCTGCCTTTTGATAATCTTCTTTATATTCTTTATTAGTTATTTCATGCCTTACTGTGTCTATTGTTTCAAATGAGTAAGGCGACAACGTAGAGGAAAAATAAACTCCTCTTTGTTTTTGTTCTTTTAGTAGTGGTAAATAGTATTTTTTCATAGTTGTTTTAATTTAATTAAAAATGAAGTCGTTTAAACGACCTCTAAACTTTCTTTGCCACATGAATTACAAACTTTATTGGTCATCATGTTTATATTTTTGTTGCTTGTTCTGTAACTAAACTCACAATTATTACAAGATACTTTAAGCATTCTTGTGCCTTGCTTTTTGCGATTCGCAGCTAGACTTACCTTTTGATGGGGATATTCCCCAAGTCGGTTTATGATTTTAGAAAGGTCTTGTTTTAATCGTTCCCCTGCATGGGTAGAGGTCATTGATTTACCCTCTAATCCTATTGAGATAGCCATATCTCTAAAGGCTTTTTTGTGTCCGTTTTTACAGTCGTCAATTGCGTGTATTAGTTCATGAGCTAAAATATCTAAAACCCTCAACGATTCAGAAATTACAGGAGAGATAAAAATCTCATTTACTTTTGCTTTACTGCTTTCTCTATTATGGCAAACTCCTAAAGTCTTATTATTATTTCTAGTGTTACCAGTCGGAGGAAATCCACATGAAACCTTTACATCATGAGGGATTACAAGGTCAGCCCGTTTAAACGTTCCAACCTTCAATAATTCCGTTGCTTTATTTAAATACGTTTCTCTATTCATAATTTTATTTTAAAGTCTTTTATTGATTTAGTCGCTTCAATATTTGCGATAGTATCAATAATTAAATTATTAATATCTATTTCATTATAAATTAATGTATAGATATTTTCAAAGGCACACTCACACCAACTTTTAAATTGTTGTCCAGTCATATCAGAAGTATCAAAAGCATTATACAAGCCGATAACATTACTTATTTTTTCAGCTTTATGATAATATATTACATCTTGACAGCCGTCAATTGTTTGCCATAGTTGTTCCTCAACTTTTTCAGATATATAAAATTTATTTAGTATTAAATCCTTTGTACTCATTTTATTAAAATCGTATTCAATAACATCCTCTATAATATTTATTATAGTATCTTTCCAATCTTTAATAATATCATATTTAGTCATAATTATTTATTTAGTTAAAATTTAAATCGGTTCTAATTTAGTTCGCAAAATGTTTAAATCCTAGAAAGTAAGTAATTATTTTTTAATACAAAAACAAAATAAATTCATAACTCATTGATAATCACTTAGTTATATGTTTAATAAATATAAAATTTAGAATCATTCTAAATAACAAAACCCCTCATTTTGTTTTCTTTCTTTGTGTAATTTGGTGATGTAATTCCACACCTTCAAAGGTCTAAAGACTTTAAGAGGTTGGAAAAGGTTTGAGAGGTAGAAAGGAAGGAAGGGACAAGAGGGACAAAGGGACAGAGAGAAAGCCTAGAAAAAAAGCCAAAAAAATCAGACGAAAAAAAAATTTATTTAGCAAAACAGTTTAAAAAAAATCGTTTTCGTTTTGAGGCAGTGTTATATATAATGTATATAACCCCCACCCTCTAAATATCTGACAAAAAAAATGTATCTTTGTATATGACTACTCGTTGGGAAGTTGAATTTCAAAATAGGTTGTATATAGGGCCTGCGATAGGGTTCTCAATTTACGAACCTGACAAGGAATATAATTTTTCTGAGGTCATAATATTTTTAGGTTTAATCAGCTTACACATAAAGTGTTGGCATAAAATATAAACATCATGGTAGACGGATTAATAGTAAAGGATGGTAGGTTAATAAATCTTCGTCCTCCTGGCGAAACAGGAATTGCACAAGCAGCTAGAATTAGAAAAGAAGTTAAAAGGGCAAGAAAGATAGAAATGATCGCAGACGGAATTGCAGTAGCTGAAGCGAGAAATACTCTAAAAAGAAAATAAAAATACTTTACCCTGTAAAGTTCTATATAGTTGTTTTTCATAAGGAAGGTAGTAGAAATGCTACCTTTTTCCTTTTATATGACAATAATCGTCATAAATATGACAAGAATATGTCGATTTTAAATTTCATAACTTACTCATAATCAATTACTTATATCTTCTATGTCGAAAATGTCGATTTTAAAGTAGATATATTATAAAAAAATTTTTATAGCTTTGTAAAAAACTATATAGCAAAATGCAGCAACAAAAACGACATAATCGACATAACTGCGTCTATTGCATTTAAACAGCTATTTTTTCGACATAAAAACGACATATATGAATAAATCCGTTTTTTTCCTCTCGATGCTTGCTATGCTCGGGAGTCCTACGTCGTTCGGCCTAAACTTACCGTTGGAGCTTGAGACGCGTGAGGTGAAGAGTGAGGTGAGTGGGAGTGAGTTCTATAGTAAGCTTGGGTTTCTTGAGAGTGGTGGTGACTACAGTGCGGTCAACACATTTGGTTACATGGGCAAGTATCAGTTTGGTGTGGCAACATTAAAAGCCATAGGGATAGAGGTGAGTAGAGGTGAGTACCTAAAAGACAGTGTGCTTCAAGAGCGGAGCGTGCGAGTGCTGACAGCCCATAACAAAAAGGTGCTGAGAAGGCATATCCGTAAGTACACGGGCACAACCATCAAAGGTGTTGTGGTGAGTGAGGCGGGGATACTGGCGGCAGCACATCTTGTAGGAGCAGGCAACGTCATGGCATACCTTGAGAGCGGTGGGCGTATTGACAAGGCTGATGGGTACAACACAAAATGCTCTGACTACATGGCAAAGTTTGCGGGTGTAAGACGAGTTGAGTGAGTAATGAGAAATGATTATATTTGTAAAAAAATACAATTATGCCAACAGTAACACACACTTGTCCTGATACGGGCAAAAAGAAGACAAAAGTTTTTCCTTATAATGCTGTAGGGAAGGCGCAAGCAAACACCTACGCAAAGCTTATGGACGGTACGATAAAGTACAATCCAGGTATGGGCATGGAGAAAAAGATGAGATCAAGCGGATATTAAAATAAAATTTCTATCTTTGTAGAAATAAATTTAATATGAATCAAATACAACCAACTCTTCATCGAGACTTATGTTTTGATGATCAAGGTAGAGATAAACTTATTCAAGGAATATCTACTATAGCCAAAGCAGTCAAAAGCACACTAGGGCCTAGAGGACAGACCGTGCTTATTGAGTCGCCATCACACACACATGGGATAACAGTAACAAAAGACGGCGTGACCGTAGCCAAAGCGGTGAAGCTAAAAGATGCTGTTGAGAACTTAGCCGTTCAAATGATGAGGGGAGCAGCCGACAGGACAGCGTCACAAGCTGGTGACGGCACAACGACAGCTATTGTGCTTACTGAAGCCATCGTGAAGAAGGGGATGAAGAAGCTAACTGGTTCTCATAACAGCACTGAGGTGATAAAATACATAAAAAAAGAGACAGAGAAGGTAATACAAGCCCTTACAAAACAAACAAAAAAACTTACAAAAAAACGACTACTAGACGTAGCTACTATATCTTGTAATAATGACAGCGATATAGGATCAATTATAAGTGAGACATACCAAAAGGTGGGGAAGAACGGGATAGTGACGGTAGAGAAGTCTGACGATGCAAACACATATTACGATGTAACAAACGGAATGAAGATCGATAGAGGTTACAGCTCTCCTTTGTTTGTAAACAACCAAAAGAAAGACGAGTGTATATTAGAAGACGTACACATTTTAGTAGCAGACCAAGAGATAAACAATATTTTATCTATTGAAAACGTTTTAAAGCCTATTATCAATAACAACCATAAGCTTTTAATTATTGGAACGTGTACACAAAACTTAATTAATACCCTCGCTGCCAACGTGATGAAAAACAATTTGCAGATATGCAGTATTATTCCTCCTCAGTTTGGATACAAACAACACGAGCTGATGAGCGATATCGCGCTAGCGGTAGGGGCTACCTATTTTTCTGAGAAGACAGGTGATGATTTAAGTCACATGCGTATTGAAGACTTAGGTAAAGCAAAGAAAGTTATTGTGGGAAGAGACTCAACCATTATTATTAAAGACAAAAATAACGACGACCAGCTGAAAGACAGAGTGAAAGAGTTGTGGGAACAGCATAAGACAACCAAACAAGCTGACGACAGAGAGTTTGTGTTGCAACGTATTGCTGGACTGACAGGAGGTATAGGTGTCATTTATGTAGGAGCAAACAGTGATGTAGAGCAGAAAGAAAAATTTGACCGCGTCGATGACGCGGTGTGCGCAGTGCGTTCCGCACTGGAGGAAGGGATCTTACCAGGAGGAGGGCTAGCTCTTTTCCGTGTAGCTGACGCGTATGGCGATAAGCCCGATGAAAAAAATATTGACCACCGCTTAGGTGTAGAGATATTATCTCAGGCGCTACAAGAACCGTTTTTTCAGATTCTTATAAACGCAGGGAAAAATCCTTCTGAGATGACAAATGACATTATTGACTCGGGAGGGTATGACGTGAAGCTTGATGTATATGGAGACATGTTTGAGCTCGGTATCGTTGACCCGTTAAAGGTTACCAAAAAAGCGTTGCGTAACGCAGTGTCTGTAGCCACTACAATTTTATCTACCAACGCAATCATAACATTAGCGCGCCATGAAAAATAAGTCTATAGAGTTTTGTGAAAATAAATATCCTGAGACAACGGCCGCATTTAAAGATATATTAAACCAGATGTATACCACCTTCTGTGAGAAACAACATGACTACGGCCCAACCAACATATCATTAGGTAGAGACCTGTCTAAAAAAGAGCACAAAACAAAATCACTTACAGGTATATGGTTTAGAAGCAACGACAAGCTGTGTCGTGTAGACAACTTGTTGACCACAGGGTTTAAAGCGAAGAACGAGTCGTTAGAAGATTCTTTTTTAGATTTAGCTAACTATAGCGTAATTTCTTTGTTGGTATGTAAAGACAAGTGGGAGAAATGAAAGCAGTAAATAAATATATTATTGTAGAACAAATAAAAGAAGAGCTAAAAACAAACTCAGGACTTTTGCTTACAGGAGACGACAAAGACAATGTACGATACAACAAAGGCAAAGTAATAAAGCCTGGCTCGCAGGTAACAGTTATAAACGAAGGAGATATAATTTATTATGACAGGCACGCAGGCCACATGATGCTTTTAGAAGACAAACCTTATACTATTATTCTTGAGCGCGACGTCGTTGTCGTTGTATAGCCTGGTTCATTTCAATTATTCTATTTCTATATACCTTTCCCGCATACGACACGTTACCACGAAATAAAACATTGTTGCTTGGTGCTTCATCGATTTCTTCTCCATTAAGTTTTTTGTATACGGTATTAATTAATTTTTTTCCTTTAAATGAAAGCTCGTATAATGTCTTTTGGTTTTTGTATCGTTTTCTCCATACAATAATCCAGTTGTCACGCAACAACCTGTCAAACCTATTTTTATCCCACGACATAATTTGCCCGAAATCTTTAAATTTTTTTTTATCAAAAATTTCTTCGCTATATAAAAACAACATCATCTCTAAGTCAGGGGTACTAATGCCATGTGTGGCTTTTACCCAAAACCTTACCACGCGCCAGTATTTTAAATAATCGTGTGTAGGTTCTTTTCTATCGTAGTTTTTGCGGAATCTTTTTTCAAAACGTGTCATTAAATTTATTAGTATATTTGCATTAGTATTTGTAAAAGTACAGAATAAAACTAATTGGGCGAAATCTTCCTCCCATATTTTAAATTAGGAAGGTATAATATAAAATACAAAACAATGGCTAAAAAACAAGGATACAACGCAAGACTTGATGAATCCATCGGTGGTAGACACAGAGGAAAACATTCACAATCTTTAAAAGATCGTAGAGATGAGTCAAAAGCTATGTCTAAAAAACTTTATGGTCACGCTTATGGCGCAGACAAAGGAATGGACTACAGACATATTCCTATGAAAAATCATGCTATTGACCGTTTAAGTAAATAACGATGAGCAGATTTCAAGCGTTAGTAAACAAACTTATAGGTCAAGGTAAGTCTCCTAGCTCTGCAAGAAAAATTGCTTATTCTATTGGCGTAAAAAAATACGGCAAAGCAGGAATGGCAAGAAAAGCAGCGGCTGGCAGAAGACGAGCTAGAAAAGGAAGATAAATTTAATTCAATGAAATCAAAAGGACTAGGTGATACTATAGAAAAAATCACCAAGGCTACTGGTATAAAAAAAGTAGTCGACGCAGTGGCAACAGCGACAAACAGTGATTGTGGCTGCGCTAAAAGGAAAGAAGCGTTAAATCGTGCCGTTCCTTATAAAGATAAAAATTAAAGTATAAAACAAAAAGTAACATGGCATATCAAAAATTACAAGCCTATAGAGCAGCTTCAGTTACTCCTTCTGATACGGTAAATATACCAGCGATAACAGGAGGTGAAAACAACGGCTGCGTGTTATATATTGGAACAGCAGGCAATGCGCGTGTGTTAACCGTAGGAGGAGACGACGTGACATTCAACGGACTCAATACAGGAGCGTTTATTCCTGTTCAAGTAATGAGAGTCTACGCTACTGGAACTACTGCTTCTAATATATTAGCGTTGTGGTAAAATGGGTTTAGCGATTATAATAGCAAATCTTATTTCAAGGAACGTCCCCCCTGGATTTCCTCCTGCAGGGAGTGATGAAATTGTAACCGAAACAGGTGTGCAGATGGTTACAGAAACAGGGTCGAATGACTTAATAACCGAATATTAACCATGGCAGTAAAATTTTCGCAATTTAATGTAGAAACTGATGTCGCTAATGTAGGATACTTGGTGGGATATGACGGTACGGATAACGTACAAATTACCCCCGCAAATCTTATTTCAAGCTCTTCAATTATTGATGGCAGCGGCACAGCCACCAAGCTCCCAAAATGGGTGGACGCAGAAACCCTTACCGATTCTATTTTAACCGAAGACTCAACGGGCTTTATTACTGTAGGGGGAAATTTTGTAATTAGCGGCACAACAGGTGATACGCTAACTTTAATAAAATCTACTACAGAGCCTTCTTTAAGAATAGAGGGTGATACCAATAAAGACTTTGTAATAACTATATCAGGTGAACTGTTAACATTTACTCAAGATGATGGCACTACTGATATTTTAACTTTAGACCACGATACAGGAAATGCAGTTTTAAACGGAGGCTCACTTAGCATTAACCGTTCTACAACAAATTCAGAAGCAGGCATTATAGACTTTGATAGCGGCGGGTTTGAGTTTACAGCAGACGCCGCAGGAACAGGATACCCTATTACTTTTAATGGTGGAACAAGCGGTAGTGTGGCCGAGCTTATGAGAATAGAGCCAGGTGGAAATGTAGGAATAGGCACAGATGCACCGTCTAGTGATGCGATTGTAAGATTTTTAGAAATTGAAGATTCTGGTTCTACAAGCGCAGGGGTTGTTTTACAAGGTGCTGCTAAATACTCAATGTATAGTAGCTCATCAAGCACGTTAGTTTTTAGAGATGAAACCAATGCTGCAAGCAGAATGATAGTTGACTCTAGTGGAAATGTCGGAATAGGAACTACTACAATACGTCAAAAACTTCATCAGCACGTAGATGATAGTGGTGCAAATTATCACGCATTTACAAATACTGGTACTGGAACAGGTGCTTCAGATGGTTTTGTAATAGGAATAAATGCAGATGAAGAAGTATTAATTTGGAATCACGAAAATACAGATATGGTTTTTGCAACAAATAATGCTGAAAAAATGAGAATTGAAAGTGGTGGAAATGTTGGAATAGGCACAGATGCGCCTGCTGATACATTAACTGTTTCAGGTGGTAGCGTTAATATACAGATTCCTACAGGTTCTTTGAAATTTAATGAAGGTGTCACAAATGGGTTCTCATTAGAATCTAATGGTGCAAATGGTTATTTTAAAATTAGAGATACATACAATAGTGTTGATAAACTTTACATTGACCAACCAGGAAATGTTGGAATTGGAACGACAAGCCCAACTGCTATAGCGGGATATACAACATTAGAAATAAACAACGCAACAACTGGGGGTATATTAGATTTATCTCAAGGAGATGTCATGCGGGGTAGATTGGTTGCAACAACAAGTAGTTTATCTTTAGAAACAAGCGGCTCAATACCTCACTACTTTTATTTAAATGGCCAAAACAGACTACACCTTCACACAGACGGAACTGTAGAAGCTAGTTATATAAATACAGGAGCAGCTGGATTTTATTTTAATGGAATTTCTCAAGTAGGCAATAGCGGAACAGTAGCGGGAAATGCAACGGTATCTTTAACTTTTACAAATGTTGATGATTCGTCATTGTATATTGAATGTGTTTTTAATCACTACGGATATATATCTACGTATGGATGTAGTTTAGTGGCTTTATTTGCTAATGGGCCAAACCTATCAAGTCAAGAAATTCAACGAACCGATTCTGCTAATGGAGGTGCTTGGTCAATAAGTAAAACCAACAACACCACTTTTGTAGTAGCTAAAAGTGCAGGCACGTATGCAGGCGCAGGAGCGTGGTATGTAAAAATAAACGGAAATAGAGTATATGCTGCATAAAACAAATAAAACTATGGTATATTGGTATTTTAAAAACGACACCCTTCAATACACAAGCACTAATGTAAAATTTAGTGCTCCTAAAGATTTTGTTATAATAGAATCAGAAGAAGAACCTGATTTAACAAAAACTTATGGTCTTGTAGATGGAAAAATAACCGTTACGGGTGATGCCCCAACTTTAACTACAGAACAAAGGACAGAGGTACAGTGGGCAGAGGTACGAGCAAAAAGAAATAAACTACTTACAGAAAGTGATTGGACGCAGCTAGGGGATGTTCCTAAAGAAACTAAAGAGCTTTGGGAAAGTTACAGACAAGAACTTAGGGATGTAACAAATCAAGCAGACCCGTATAATATAAAATGGCCTGTGCCACCACAATAAAAATATAAAATGAAAATAATAAACAATAAAAACTAATGGCAGTAAAGTTTTCACAATTTAATGTAGAGACAGACGTAGCAAACGTAGGGTATCTAGTAGGATATGATGGCACAGACAATGTGCAGATTACACCTGCCAACTTAATTGCGTCGTCTTCAATTATTGACGGAAGTGGAACTGCAGAAAAAATTCCTAAATGGGTAGATGCTGAGACATTGACTGACTCTATCATGACAGAAGATCCTACAGGCCCAACAATTAGTGTAGCAGGAAATATTGATCTTACAGGAACACTAACAGGAACTACAGCTACTTTTGTTAAAGATCAAAATGCTGATTCTATAATACAATTATATAATGCTAATGCAGGAGCAGCAGCACAAGCAACTATTTATGTAGGCAATTCAAGTGCAGCAGCAGACGGTTTGTTTTTAGGTGCAAATGGAACTGGAATGACAACAGCTGGTGGTTTTGTTCAAGATGGTGCTGCCATAGGTTCGGGTACAGGCGCAAGCGGTGGTTTATCTATAATGACAAGAGCAACAGCAGATATGAGGTTCTACACCGACGGACATACTAACGAGAGAATGAGAATTGAAAGTGGTGGTAATATTGGAATAGGAACAAATAATCCTAATACTATTTTAGAAATTGCATCTGGAAATTCTGGTGGAGATGCAGCTTTAGATGCACCTGTATTTAGAATAAACAATACAACAGAAAGTGCAGATTGGGATGTTGATGATGTTGTAGGTTCTATTGAATATTATTCATCTGATGCATCAGGAAATGCACCTTATGTAACGTCATTTATAAAAAGTATAAATGAAGAAGGTAATGGTACTTTACCAAGTGGTGCTTTATCATTTGGTACAGCTAGTTATAATGCTTCTGGTGGTGCAGTAGAAAGAATGAGGATTGATGATAGTGGAAATGTTGGAATAGGAACAACAAGTCCAACTTCTGGTATGAAATTAGATGTTCACGGTGGTGATTTTAGGGTTGGGGATGATGCTAATCAAGGATTAGAAGGAGGATATTCATCTGGTGCAGGTGTAGCTTATTTACAAGGTTATAATAGAGGTACTTCTGCTTTTATAGATTTGTTATTAAATAATAATGTAACCATTAATAGTGCTGGAAATGTTGGAATTAAATCTCCTAGTCTTGCAAATATATCTGGTGCAGTAGCAACTTTAACTTTAGGAAGCACAAGTGCAACTGTAAGTGGTGGAATATCTTTTCAAGCTAATTCAACTAATGAGGTTTTAACCTATTGGGAAAATGATTATTTATTATTTCAAGGAACTGTAAGTGATTGTGGGTTTAAGTTTATTAATAATAATACCAATGTATTAATGACACTTAATAGTGCTGGTAATTTGGGATTGGGAACGACTGACCCTTCAAGCGATGCAATCGTAAGAGTTTTAGAAATTGAAGATTCTACAAATACAAGTGCAGGGATTGCTTTAGATGCTGCTGCTACATTCTCTATTTATAGTAGTTCATCAAGCACATTAACTTTCAGAGATGAAACAAATGCTGCAAACAGAATGATACTTGATAGTAGCGGTAAGTTTGCGGTTGGAGGAGTTAGTCCAAGTTATAATTTTGAAGTATATAACAGTGGTCTTTATGGTTTTATTTCTAAATTGAATAATGCAGGTACAACAGGTTTTGGTTTATTAGTAGATGCTGGAGATGGCTCATCAAGTACAACTCAATTTATTTATGCAGGTAGGGAACACGATGGCTCTGGTGGGTATAAGTTTGTAGTATATGCAAATGGAAATGTGGCAAATGTAAACAATTCTTACGGTGCTTATTCAGATATTAAATTAAAAGAAAACATTGAAGATGCCACTCCTAAGTTAGATGACGTAATGAAGTTGCAAGTCAGAAACTTTAATTGGAAAAAAAGTGGGGAAAAAAATATTGGATTTATTGCTCAAGAAATTGAGAAAATATTTCCAAGTTTAGTTGTTGATAGCGTAGAAACAGCACCTAATGATAAGGGTGTTGAAGAACCAACAGGAGAAACTACCAAATCTTTAAAATATTCCGTATTAGTTCCTATTTTAGTTAAAGCTGTACAAGAACAACAAGAAATTATAAATGATTTAAAAACAAGAATAGAAACATTAGAAAAATGAAAAAACTATTATTACTTTTTGTATTGTTGTCTGGATGTGCTTTACCTACCTCAAACACTACAAGCTCTGACCAAGCTGACTCTGTGAGTGTTGATAGTGTAGAAGTCGTTCAAGACACAATTAAAAACTAAATATATATTAGTTATATTTGTATAAAATTTAAACCCTTTTATTATGGCAAATACATATACATGGGATTGTAAAACAGTAAATGCGTATATTGAAAAAGACGGTAACTCAGATGTGATATATTGTATTCATTATAGACTTACAGCAGTCTCAGACCAAAAAGATAAAAATGATAATTTTTATTCAGCTACGAGCATTGGCACGTGTCAGCTTAACACCGCTGATATTAAAGATTTTATACCATTTAAAGATATTACAAATACATGGGCTACCACCCAAACAGAAGAAGCGTTAGGGGAGGATCAAGTAAAAGCTATAAAGGATTCTTTGGATAGACAAATTGAAAATCTTATAAATCCTACGGAAGTTACCTTACATATTGAATCTTAATAGTCTGAGCGACATATCAGAAGATTTATTATCTTTGCATTTGTAATGAAATTTTATCAAACAAACAGCTGGTTAGCAAAAATAAAGGTAAATTATATACTTATAAATGAAAGAGATAAACGAAAACACTCTTATCCCTATATCTATTAAAAACATAATTGGGATTGCTATATCTTTAGCAGCATTGATAGGAATGTATTTTTCTCTTAAAGCAGAAATTATAGAAGCAAAAGAACTTCCTTTGCCAAACATAACACAAGAAGAAGTGTTGTTTCAAGATGAGTTGATTCGCTCTGCCATCATAAATACTGAAAAAGAAGTTACCCAAGTTAAATCAGACATAACAGAAATAAAAGAAACGTTAAACAAACTAGACGAGAGGTTATATCGTTTAAGTAAACAATAATATTATGCCCGAAGAAATTTTACAAAAATCCGTAGGAATAGATTTAGATGGAGATAAAAAGCCAGATATTAAAGTAGATATCAAAAGTATTTTAATTGTAGGGGGATTCCTTATTTCAGGAGCAATGTCTTACAGTAATCTTAAACAAGAAATTGAAATTGCAAAAGAATTGCCTATAATAGAAATAAAACAAGATGAGGTAATAAATCAAAAAATTGAGTTTATGCAATTAGAAATTGAAAAGCTAGAAAAAAAAATTGAAAATATTGAAGACAAGGTATATAAACGATAATGGCTCGTAGAAATATTGGATTTACTTTAACGTATTTTAAAAAACCTAAAAAAACTCGAAGAGGAATCCACTCTAAAAATTTAAGTAGAGGAAAACATTCTGCTAACTATCAATATAAAAAACCTTACAATAGACAAGGAAGATGATTTATAAAATAATTTTTTTAAGTTTGTTTTTGTTATTAAGTGGTTGTCACTCCATGCAAAAAATATTTTATGATAATTTATATTTTTTTAAACATCACGACTCCCGTTTAGCGTATCAACATTATCATATTAAAAAA